CCAGATGTCCCAACGCCTACCTGGAATTCCCATCATTCGTTAGTCCAGGTGTGGGAACTTGCCGTACTCAGGCCACCCGATCCTAACACCCAGCGGGGCTTGGGCACGCAGGGCCTCAATGAGCACGGGTTCTCGTAGATCAATGTTCTTATACAGGAAGACCCCCTGCGTAGGGTCCTCCCCGTTATGCCGGTAGTACGTCTCTCCGCTGCCCAGCTGCATGTCAAAGTACGGTCTGAGCCTGTCAGACTCCTCCCAGAGGATACCGGCCACAGAGAAGGTCTGCGGGTAGTTCCCATCTGGGTCCGTATGGAACTCCACGATCATCTTCTCTCTTGCTATGAAGGTCAGGTGGACGCGGGCCCAGCCCTCCGTGTCAGCCTCAAAACCGGACCAGGTAACCGGGTCGGTGACCTCGTGGTCCGGATCGTTGACGTCAACCACCCTGACGGTGATATCGTCCACCCCGATACCGGGCCTCAGCCAGCAGGAGAACGTGACGGTTCGCCCCGGAACGAAATCTACAGCCTTGGCCACGAACACCGTATCCGTGGCCATGGTCTTCGTGCACACCTGTTCCTTGCGAAGCTCTCCCGGTGCCGGGCTGTCTCCACCTGGAGTGACGGAAACTGCGGAATCCTCATGGTCGCTCGGCTCCACGTCACCGGTGGCGAAATTCGCCCGGTCAGCGATGACTAGCGGCGTGATGGTCTGAGGGGTCTGGTAATCCCTCGGACCAGGTTTTCCATATCGCGAAGTTTCCACCTGGACGCAGGTAAGTTCCTGGTACGTATTCGCGCCCATGTTGGCGAACTGGAAACCGACGGCCGCATAGGCGGCACGACGCCACACGTACTGGCCGGGAGTACCGGACGGCTGATCGGCAGGTGCAGAAAATTCCGCGTACACGCGAGTCCAGGGCTGGTTCTGGGCACCGGACGCAAGGGGTGCGTTGGTCGGTCCGATGCCCAGCTTGTACGGGTCTTCCTCACTCGTGCCGAAAATCGCGAAATCCGCGAATGCTCCAGGGGGAATCGCGTCCGTCAGCTCAAGATCACCAACGAGGGTCATTGACCCGTCAGAAGACATCTGCAGACCGATGTCTACGTGGGCGGTACCTGTGACGGAAGCGGTGCCAGTCGACCCAGACAGGTTGATCGGGAATTGAAGTGTGATGCTTCCATCCATGGAAGCGGAACCGGCCCCCTGGGTTCCCCAAGCCTTGATCAGCTCGATCTTCGGCGTGTCCGCTCCGGTGCCAGTGCCTATAAAGCCGTGCGCCTCGATATCGATAAGTGCGGCAAGCTCGATGGTGCCGATCATTGCGGAATTGCCGTCGGCTTCCATCTCGCCGCTATACAGCCACAGGTCGATGCTGCCGTCGGCGCTGGCATCACCAAAGGCAGACAGCGTACCTTCCGCCGTCAGCTCCTCGAAAGTACCGGAAACCGTGATATTGCCGGATGCGGTGAGGTTGATGTGCTTCAGGATTTCAACTGGAGCACCGGTGACGGAAATACTGCCGGATGCCTCAATTTCCGCAGCGCGAAGAGAAGGCGAATTGTGTGGCGCTCCAGACCATGTCCAACCGGCATAGGAACCGTCACCGTAAGCGGTGGCAACGGTTCCTTGCTCAAGTTTGATTGCGTCAATAGTACATCTTGCCGTGTACAGCGTCTCAGGCGTCCAATAGTCCCAATAGTCATGCGCAATCTCAAAGAGAATCAGCAGATATTGCGTGGAAGCGGCTGGTGTGAACGTCAAGGACTGCCGCGAGGTGGACTTGGAAGCGGCCTTGGTTGCCAGTGGTGCCGGACTATAGTCCTGGAAACCTGTGTTGGGCCAGTCCTGGAAGGGGACGGTGATAGCGTTCTGACTGGAGAATTGCCAGACACCGACGCGAAGACCCTGGTTGTAGGCAGAGCTGGCACCGGTAACTGCAAAGTTCCCAGCCTGCCAGCTGAGCGTGTACGGCTGACCAGCAGCAGGGTCTATTTGGACAATGGTGTAGGCACCGCCCCAGTAGCCGTACAGGTAGCCGGTTGATGATCCGGTGGTGACGGAAATCCTCAGAGCGTAGCTACCGGATACCGCACCCTGAGTGACCCGGGAAATACTCGTCTGTGCCTGGTTGATTACCCCGGCGGTTCTCAGCTCAGGGTGCTTGACTGACCACGAAGACGTCCCAAGTTCGAAGCTTGGATTCGAAATATAGTTTCCGTATACCGGCATCAGTCCTCCACCGCGATTCCGAACTTCGTGGCCGTGTTGTTGAAGGATTCAGTTGCAGTCGCTACTTGCACATTATTCCGCCACACGGTGTAATTGTTTCCAGTGACACGCACCGTGAGACGGTCTCCGTCCACCACAGGAGACGCATAGGTCGCCAGCGTGATGACGGTACCAGAGGAAACCCTTTCCAGCGCCGTTCTCGTTGCCCTGATGTAGTTGTTCTCGTCAGACAGACGGAGAATCAGCGCCTGCTTTTTGTTACCTCTCGGCTCCGTGGCGAAGGTAGCAGCCACAGTGGCGTTGGCAGACCCGTAGTCAATTACGCTCAAATTCCGGGAAGCATCCGGGTCGGCAGGGCGGGCAACACCATCCAAGTACGAGTCGCGGATGAAACCGGGAACGACATCGGACCAGGTTTTACCACCCTCATCAGTATTGCGTCCGCCGAGCGGCGCAAGAGCATCTGACCCCGGATATGTGTTGAAAGTATCTAGGACGCGCGTGCTCGGTCCTGCCACTACGGTGCCGATTTCGCGTCCCAGCTCGTCGTACCAGGTCACGTACGGGGTGACTTGGGCGGTTGCCTGTGACGTCCCGTGAGGCTGGTGGGTGTAGGCGCTCACGGTGATACGCAAGCGCTCATCAATGCTGTTACGCTCCCACCGTTCGGGGTGCTGTGAAGGGCGGTGTCCCTGTGCAGCCCTGACGCACTTGTAGACCTGACCCAGGTAGTTGACGAGGTCGCCAGGCTTGTAGGAGGCTGTGTGGTCATAGGTGAAGACGCGCGGGAGGGGAATCCCGTACTTGACAGCAACCAAGCTGTCTCCGGTCTCCAGAGGCAGGGAGAAAAGAGAGCACGTAGCCGTCGTGCTGCTGGTGTTGTGAATCGTCAACGCGTTCGCGTCGCGCTTGTCGGGATCCAAGGGGTGGGGGACGCCGCGAACGATCCGAGGTACGACCTGGCTATTGCTGACACCCTGGGTGTGTGAGACGCCGGACCAGCCATGCGTGGTTTTTAGCTGCTGGTCATATGCAGGCGTGTCCCCTTGAACAACGGTGTAGACCTCCCACCAGCTGTTGTTGCTCCCGTTTCCAGGGGGTGCTTCATCCATGCCGTATGCGGGCTGTACACACCGGTACAGGAAGCCGTCTACGGTTACCAGATCCCCAATTTTGTAGCGGACGCTTGCATCCCACTGGGGAGGAACAGGGTTGATCTGCTCAGCCATGTCATAGCTGGGAACAAGGTTGTAGCTCATCCGCAGATCCATGTCCCAGCCGGTTGCAGCCCGAGCGAAATACAGCATCGTGTCCGGGTGCCCACGCTCTGATGCCAGATAGGCGGAATTGAGCGTGATCAGGCGCATCTGCGTGGGCGTGATACCTTCAGGAATTTCCGCACCTAGGCTGTAGGCAATGTGCGCCACCGTGGAAATGTGTGTGGTGGCGACGTCACGGCTGTGCAGGGCGGCGTTGAGGGAAGTGCGGAGACGGTCCAACCCATACCCGATGACGCCGAGGAAACGCAGCAGCTGCTCATTCTCATCCGCATACAGCGTGAGATGGTTACCTCGCAGCAGCTTGTAATGGTACGGAGTGAGGTCCGTGACCCACTTGGTCATTTCCCAGTCATGGATGTGTAGGGTGGAAGCGGTACCGGCACGCACCCACACACCGTTGATCTTCAGAAAGATGGCGTAATAGTGGAAACGACCGGGAATGGTGTCCTCATCCACAGCTGAGGCAGGAGCGGACTCCGTTTCCACAATGATCCGGCCATCGTCCGGATGCGTCGGGAACCCCCACACGGAACCAACCAGACGGAAAGCCTCGTATTCACCGGTGGGAAGGTCCCAAGTGATGAAAATTCCTTCATATCCGACCGAATAGGCCCAGAACTCCCGCTCGTCAAACGAAGGGACCTCTGGGTTCGGCCCGTAAAAAGTCCTAGCGTAACGATCAACTCGGTAAACAGCCATTATTACCAGCCAGCTCCCACAAAGTCCCGATTCGAATACGTCTGGCTGATTCCGGGGAATTGCGGAATCATCCCGCCCGGATCAGTGGTTTTGATGACGTTGTAGCCACCCGGATACTGACCAACCCAAACGCCTGGAGAAAGCTCATATACGGTTCCGCCACCGTAGAAACCGGTTGGTTCCCAATTCACCCCACCGGTGCTTCCAGGCGATGGCGTGGGAATCGGCGTCACCGGATCGGGTGCCGGAGAAACCGGGCGCGGCGGCGGGGGCGGCTTGTAGATGGATTGAGGCCAATCGGCAAGGTAGCCGTCCGTCGGCACGTCATCAATGCACCTCACCAAAAAGACACGGAGGTATGCGTTGATCGGCACTTTTTCGGTGAGGTCAGTTCCATCCACTCGCGCTGACGCAGTGATTTTGGTGCCCTTAGGCAGGATCTCAATCCAGTTGATGAGATTGTGCAGGTGCCCATCTGCGGTCCGCGCGTTCTCACGCACCATGTGCACGAGCGTGACGTCACGGCCGTCTATCTCCAGGCGTGCACGTCGTCTAGCCTGGACCAGCGTAGTGTCCTCGGTTGGAACGTGGTCTACTTTCAGAGAGATCAACCACAGCCCGGTTTCATTGAGGATCACCCCATCTAGCATTCCCATTTCGAAGGGGTCGTCATTGGCAGTGAATGGGATACGCTGCCAGCCACCGTCTGCGATTGTCTTGTTGTCGTCGGCACACAGAGGAAGACCGCAGATTTCAGTCTGCGGATCGTCCTTCAGCCGGTAAATCGGCAGCAGCCAATGACGTCCGTGAGGATCGACAAGCTCCTTACACCGCTGACGGAAACGCCCAGGACGCTCAGGAGTAGGATCCTGGGGACCGTTGGGATCAGTCGGCCGGGGGTCGAGAAGGTGCCCGAAGATGCTGCCTTGATAGTAGGGCAGCTGCTCACCACGGGCGTACGCGGTCTGTCTCGCGGCGACAGTCCCGTAGTCCTTGACAATGCCGCCAGGATCGTTCACGGCGATCTGAGGATTCACGCCAATTACGGTCTGCGTTGCGTGAATTTCGTCCTGGACATCATTAACGTGGGACTCGTGGATGATTTGGGAGAAGTCCCGTTTGGTAGTCCATGGCCGGTACTGCTGAGGATAGAAAGCCACCTACCACTCCCCCGTCCAGACCGGGACGTTGCCAGCAGACCAATCGGACGGCTCATACTTGTAGTTCGTCCGAACCGGGGTAATGCCCTGTGAGCTGTACCAGTAGTACTGCACCGTCCCGTCTACCTCATTGACCATCGGTCCCCGTGTTCCCCATGTGACACCGCCGTCCGGTGAGTAGGTATTCGGCTGGTGCGGAAGCGTCGGCATCGAATCGGAGATCTGGCAGTACCCGCGAAGCGGGTAGTCACGCTCGGGGAAATTCGGGTCTGGAGGAAGTTCAAATCCACGCATATCGAAGGCACCATCAAGGCAGCGCACCAGGAAAGCGCGCAGGTAAACATTCGCTCTGGCAATGTAGTTGTCGCCAAGTCCCTCGGTACGGACGGAAACACTCAGGTTGGACCCGGCTTCGAAGAAATCAATCCAGGTGAAAGTATTGATTGGTGCCTTCGCAGCGTATGCGTCATCGTCCAGGTAGTCGCGAAGCGCGACTTCCTGGCCGTTTACCAGGAGCGTTGTTGCCTGGCCGGTTCCAACGATTGCGGAAGCCTTTCCTAAAGACCAGTCGGTCTTGACGATGACGACCCAGATTCCATCCTGATTGACGATGAAGCCATTTCCGTTCGCCAGCTGGAAAGGATCTGAATATGGCTTGAGTGATACCGGAGTCCACCGGTTGTTCGGTATCTCCTGGTTGTAGGCGGCAGCACGGAAATACGGGATGTGCTTCCCCCGGGACTGGAACTCCATGCGCTTGGCGATGGTCTGGTGATCCCGGGGGCCGACGAAAGGGGGGCGGTCCGACGTACGGGATCCCCCGCCCGACGACGGCTGCTCCCAGCGGTGTGCTCGGCACACCCACCGGTGAGCCTGTTCCCTGGTAGCCGTCTGACCCTGACTCTGCCGGGCACTGAGGTTCCGAACCAGCTCACCCAGTCCCTGCCGGTTAGCTGTGACAATCCACCGTGCTACCTGGTCAGTCTGGATAACCTGGGGAAAGTCACGCTCCAGATAGCTGCGAACCGTCCGATAGTCCCAGCTGTGAACGTACGCTCCCCGATTGTCCAGGAGGTCAGTAAGATCCCCGTAGCGGTCGAGTGGAGTTCTCACGATCCACTCGACAATCGGAATCACCTCAAAAGGCGTGCTACCAGGGTCTTCTTCGGCTACCTGCGGCATCAACCCGAGCGTTTTCTGGATACCTTCGGTCAGCTCATCCTGAACGCTGTTGAAATGCTCGCCAAGGACTACAGTTGTGTAGTCGTACTTGGTGGTGAACTCGCGGATCTGACCGGGATAGACATGCATCAGGCAGCCTCCGCAAGCCGAATTTTCCCTGCTTCATTCACGGCATCTACCGTGCGCAGGAGGGTTACTCGGAATGTNACATTCGCCAGAATGTCGTGAGGCGGCGCGTCCATGTCCGTGCGAATCTGGACGCGAAGTCGGGTACCGAAAGGAAGCACTTCCGGCCAAGTGATGTGATTATGCAGGGCGAACGAATTCTTGCTCGTTTCCCCGGTGAAGTCAGACAGTCCGACGTCCTGCCCGTCGACCAGGATGCGCATCCGCCGACCAGCCTGTTTCTGCAGGCTGTGGCCTGTCGCACGATACTCGGCACGAGCAGCAAGCAGCCACAAGCCGTGCGTGTTGAGCCGGATAGTGCCGTCACCCTCAGCGAGATGGAAAGGATCGCTCCTGTGCTCGAAATTAATGGTTGTCCAGGTGTTCGGGGTAAGGTTCACGTTCATCGCACGGCCGCGATAGATGGGGATATCTGTTCCCCTCGCATGTTGTGTTAGGCGATTATCGAAAGTCCCGTATTGCCGGGTGATTCCACCTGGATTGTTGTAAGAGATATGCGGATTCACGCCAAGCGTGACCTGTGTAGCGTGAATCTCATCTTGCATATCATTCATGTGGGCGGCCCAAAGAATGTGATACCACCCACGCTTGGTCGTCCAGGTGCGGATTCCCGCCGGATATGTCGCGCTCATTTCACCGTCCTCACACAGGCGTGATGACGCCGCCGACGGTGATCAGCTCTACGCTCCCCAGAACAGGCAATTCATGAGGCTCCATGACTGCGTCATCCGCCCCGGATTGCGGAGCATCAGCGCGAGCCATCACCGGAATGGAAACGTTGATGACACCAGGCAGCTGGGACAGCCTGGTGTAGACCGTGGAGAGCGTGATACGCGAGCCGAGCGTGACATCCTCGCTCTTGAAAATATTGGCTAGCTCCGTGCGTACGGTCTCCGCGACCTGCACATCCCGCCAGCCTGGAGCCACGTAAACCCGCAACGGGTCCTGTTCCGTCCCGAAGTTCACAGGCACCTGTTGCGGAGCGTTGGCTGATACCATCACGCCAGCAACGGCATGCGCTGCAAGGTGTGCCTGCACCGCCTCTAGAAGAGACTGGTTGGGGATGGTCCGATCAGGTCCGGCGACATAGACCGTGACGCTGGCAGTTCTTGCGCTCACAGCGTTAGCTGCGCTCACACCAGGAACCTGGAGAGCAAGACGTTCAAAGTCCTCCAGGGTTACGCAACGGTTTTGGGCAGCGAATGCCTGGGGAGCGTTGCGCCGGATCTCCGTGTTGGTCTCCGGGTCAGCGCCGCCAGTGGCAGCCGTAGATAGCGGCTGGTTGGACGAGTCCACGGCTACGACCACGCCGGACTGCTGCGAGGGTAGCGCAATGTGGCGGATTTTCCCTGCCGGGAGATTACCATTCTTGCCTACACCTACGCGGTACGACAGGTAGATCTCGGCACCAAGATCAGGGATAGCTCCGTTCGCTCCGGTACCGAAACGCACCACCGTGGTCCCGTCAGCGCGCAGCCGCACCTCGAAAACTTGTTCGCCAGGGGCGGCCTGTACGAGCCTGTTCACCCGTGTCCACTCGACATTCGCGTGAGGACCCTGCACCCACACTCGGACACTGCCCTCAATCACTCCCTGGTGCGGCAGCAGCAGCTGGAAGCCGGGCTGACCAGATCCGTGGCCAGCAAGGTACGGCTGTACGGTCTGTCCCTGCGTCACAGGGACCTCTGCCGTGCCGCCGTTGCCAGGCACGATCACGTCCTCGTCGGCTTCAAAAACCACAGGTCCGTCGATTTCCGGGACATAGTCGCTAATGAATTGCGTCCCGGCCGCGATGGTCACAGGGGGGCCGTTGACGTCCGTCCGAACCGTGACGGTGGCCTTGCTCGGAATAGAACCGTGGGTGATGTACCCAAGCTGCTCGGCCAAGGCGAGGATCTGCTCGCGACTGGTAGCAGTGGCGAGCGTGCTTTCCGACAGAACACGATCAATGTAGTAGTTCGCCAGATCGACGCCAGCGGCGACGATCTCAGCGATCATCATGACGAAGTCGCCCTCACCTCTGGCGGTCCATTCAGGGATCACCTGTTGGGCACGCCGCACCAGTTCGGCAAGGACGGCAGGATAATCCCGGGCAGTGTAATCCAGGCTGACTATGCCCGGGTCATAACCAATGGATTCCAGGGTTTCGTCAGCCACGGATCACCTCGTGCACAATACCGCCAGGGCCGATAGCAGCCATGTGGACGAAACGGCTACCACGGTTGGAATCCGGCGTGTCGGTGCGTTCGTATTCAATGTCAAGAATCGCCTCGCCCTTTTTGGCGTTTGGGCGAGGAATCACTCTGACGATCGTCGCGCCCGGTTCATACCTGGCAGCCTGATTCTTGATTTCTGTGGTGAGATCAGAGGTGACCTGGGCAGGATCCGGTTCGAAGACGAAACGTGCGACGCCAACACCAAGATTCGGCAGCATGATCCGCTCAGTCGGGTTGGTCCCGATGATGGCAATCAGCCGCTGCCGGATTTGCCGATCGACGTCACGATTCGTCGCGATCTGCCCATTCTCAAATCGAAAAGGCAGATCAACGGCGACCGGAAGATTATCAAACAAGCACACACCTCCCGGTCAAATCTTAACTTCCAGGTCTATTTCAGTGTATTCGCGGGAGGTGCGTTATTTTGAATCAAACCCCGATTAGCCCGATAAAGTCCTCAAGGTTGGATATGCGGTTCTGCAGCTGCTGGTTGATTTGACGCTGTTCTCTCAGCGCCTGCCAAAGCACACCCACAAGTGATAACAGATTCACCGTGCCATCCTCGTTTTTAACCTCGGCGGGCAGATTCTCCACCAGGGGACCGATTCCACTGCCACCGGAAGCAGCATACGAAGGTTTATAGGTCCAGGTGTATACCGGCGCGTTCCCAATCTTTTGCAAGGCGTTATAGTTGCTAGGAATTTGGGTTATGTTGTCCTTGTAGTCGGATGATGACGCAGTGACGAATTCTGAGGCGTAGACTTTCACGTATCCGCCATCCCCGCGTTTTGCGTGCACGTCTGCGTTCAGCACGATACCGCCGGACGACGGCCCATTGATCGCCATCTGGTCATATCCGGGGATGATGCGGCCGATCGCCGGATCATTTGGCGGATAGTAGATCGGGTACCTGGTGTCTCCGTTCGGGAAGGCAATCCACACCACGCTTCCCGGCTTCAGCTCACAATGAATGGCCGAACCAGGACGCGCCCATTCTGAAATAGTGTTCCCAAGGACGTGAGGCACGCGAGCGGTGATCCGGTTCTTTCCTTCCGGATCCTGGCTTGAGACAACAATCCCCTGATACAGCGCGCTCGGGTTCATAGGATCACCTTCTGCTGATTCACGCTAATCCAAAAGTTGCCGGAAAGCATGCACGCATCGTCAATGTTTGGCACTTGCCGATCCCGAAGGCTGTAGGTGCTAGGCGAATTCCTCGTGATGATCAGCTCAGAATCAAACCTCCGAACACCAGTACCGGAAACAAAACGGGACTCAAGATAGTGTTCCGACTGTGTGATCATCCAGATTCCCCGCATTGTTGGGTGGACTGCACGACCGTCGATGTCGACCAGCTGTCCTGGCAGGTGGTCGACATTCGAGTAGTGTTCGATCTCCATTTTGGCGTGCAGCCATTCCTCGTGCTCGACGTTGTAAGCGTTCGCACGCTCGTACAGCTCGGCTACGTCTGCAACATTGGCATCCCGAGCCACCCACTCCAAAACCGGCTTCTGAGGAACAGCCTTGGTTTCCAGCAGCTGGTTCGTCTTAATGTCCAGGCCGGAAACAACACGTTGCGCTTGCTTGCCTGCACGAGGCACAAGTGCACCGTAGATCGGCTCGATGTTCTTGACCTCGTCAGCCTCGCGCCCCTTGTTCATGATGGAACGTATAGGCTGCTGCTTCCTGGCCAGCGCAAGAGAGGCTGGATCCACGAAGTAAAGCACGCCGTTTTCGACGTGGACACGTCTCTCACATTCACGAGCCCGCTGCCTCAGCCACTCCAGATCGGATACACCTGGTTGATACAGGTACTTGTGGACACGCTTAGTCTGATGCACGACGCAAGCAAGCCCGTACTCTTCCGCTATCTTCAGAGCAATACCCGAGTCCGTGATCTCCCGCCAGTCCCGATTCCGTTCGTTTTCCAGTGCCATTCCCGTGCCGAGCATGGCGTATTCGACCACTTCATGATTTGCTGGTCCTGTGGGGTCGTCATCATTGATCTGCGCGTAGTGAATATACCCGTACCACGTGCGCAGCTTGTCCGGTTTTGTCCCCCACACGACCTTTACCGGAGTTCCGGATTCCGGCAGGTCTGCCGCATTAGGATCACGAGTAAACGGCCGGGCGACCTTGGCGACAACGAGGGTGTTCATCCCGATTGACCGGGTGATCTTCATGCTGTACGGACCAGGCTCGATCTTTTTGGTGCCGTTGATCCAAACCTCATAGTGAACCTTGGCTTCAGACATACGGCACCCTGATCACGTCCGAAGGTCCGAAGTTCCCAAACCAGAAATGCTCTGGATTCGCATCCGCGATGATCGGCCACATAAACGGGTCTCCATAGAAGCTGTCCGCCACAAGCTCTATCCGCTCCCCTTCTTTGAACTTATGTGGGGTCCAGGCGAACTGCTTGTACGGCACGCGCCGAATGGCTTTCCCACGAACAAGTCGGCCACGATAGACGCCGTACTCTATCGGGACGTCCTCATATCTGCTCCACGCCATTTTCTGCTCCAATCACCGAGGCGGCGTCGGCCGGGGACCAGGAGTAGGAGTAGGGACGAGCCCACCAGATGATGGAGTGTTACTCACTGAGTTGTTCGACGGCCGGTTTCCCGTTGGTTCTGCAGTAACCGGGCCGAAGAACCAGTCATCCGGGGAGTCGAAATCAAAGAAGCTCCCCTCTCCCGGAAGGTTTACGTAATTGCTCGGTTCCCTGGACGATGGAGGCTGCCACAGGGGAACCTCGGACGGGTCAGGAAGCAGCTGAGCTGACACGCGCATGCCAACGCGCATGGGAATCATGTCGCGGGAAAAATGAGTGTACTCAATGGACAACGATGTGATCATCCCATAGAACATCATGCCACCGCGCTGATTTCCGAAGTGGAAGTACATGGCGCGAGGAAGCATGGGACCAGTCTGGAAGTTCCAGTCAGACTGGTATATATCACCGCCACGGTCCTCTATGTTGTCCATCACGCCAACCAGCGCCAGTGCAGCGCGCACATCCCGCCACGCGCCTTCCGTATCACCTTCAAGGACCTCATAGGTCCGGTCGAACAGCAGGGCGAAGTCCAAGCTCTGCTGCAGCTGCGTAAGCGGTTGCGCCCGGCCGTTGTCCTTCCGCAACATCAGCGCGATGGTTGGCGCATCCGTCTGCATGCTGTAACCCGTGGAAATCGTGGACGGGTTATAGAGGAAGTACAGGTACCGGAGGGGAGCCTTCGTCTGGTCAGCCGTATAAGCGTTGGGGTCTGACTTGATGTACCCACGCTCAACATATACTTCACGATTTTTTGCACCGATGCTGGTAGACCCCGCCGTTGAAGGAATCGCGCCAATGCTTGGGTAGCCGATAAGGTTCTGGTGGAACGGAAGATTCCAGTTTCCCGCACCTGGCAGGTTGATATTCTTACTGGGAGACGGGGCCAAAAGTCTTACCCTCCCCTCTCATGATTTTCGCGTACAGATCCTTCTTCTCCAATTCTCGGATAAACTGCCGCGCAAGTGACTGCGCAGCGTTAGCACTGCCACTGGCGTGAAGCGAAATCGCGCCTGGCTGGAAGTTCAGATTGACAGTGATACCGTCACCAGTCGTGGAGGTGAAGGTCGGCTGCGTCCCTCGCGGTCGATCGATATTCTCTTCGAGAAGGACATCACGGATCCGCCGTGCCTGTTGCGCAGGGATGACCATCTCACCCTTGTGCAGCTGGGCGATCTCATCCTGCTCAATCTCCCACGCGCCTTTCTCATACCAGTTCTTGGCACGCTTGAAAGCCCACGCCTTGGATGGAGTCCCATAGCGCTTTTTGATGTACTCAAGGCCCCAGTCAATTTGAGTGCGCGGATTGATCCGCCAGTCCTTGCCCTTTTCTGCCATTTTCCAGGCAGGAAGCGCTTGCGGAATTCCGTAGGCATCCGAGTACGGATTATCCGCGTATTGATTCCACCCGGATTCTGACTGCCAGAGCAGGTCAAGAGCCCGGAATTCGGCATCACCCCATCCGTACTTGGCCTTTGCGGCACGTCGCGCGTAGTCTTTGTTCGCGGGAATGTTTGGCTTGGGAGCGTTCTTCGGGGCGAAGTTCTGTGTCCATCTGCCGCTAGCACCATATTTCTCGCCCCATTTAATGGTCTTGTCGTCACGCGGGTTGGCAAACCTGTCGCGCTGGAACGGACCGTATTTGTCCGCCATCGTGCCGCGTTTCGGCAGCTTGCTACCGTCGGCGCTATCGGACGAGTCAGTGCCACTGTCGGTGCTGCTGTCGGTGCTGCTGCCGTCAGCAGCGTCGGCGGAGCTGGCTGATGTCTCGTCCCCAGCAGCTTCATCGTAAGGATCACCGGTGAGCAGCATTCCGCCGCCACCGCCACCAGAAAGGATCGCCGCCAGAGCGGCGTACTCTGACGTAGAGTAAGCGGCTGCGTTGGGAGACCCCAACCCCATGCTGCCGCCACCAAGACCAGCGGACATGATGCCGTAGCGAACGTCGTCCGCTGCGACTCCCGTCGAGCTGGAGCCGTCGTCGTTGCTGCCGCTACCTCCGCCGTTCGCGCGCTCATCCTTGCTCAGCGGATCGTAATCACCTTGTTTAATGCCCTTCGCGCCGATGATCCGGCGAGCGCCTTCCCAGCGATGTGCCGACATGGGCTGGATTCGCGCGGCCCGGTCACCTCGCCCAGAGCTAACGTCAATGTATTTGCCGTCGCCAAGGTAGATACCGGCATGCGCCGCGCCGCCGCCCTCGGTACGACTACCGGACAGCAGCACGTCGCCGGGGAGGAGTTTGTTCAGCGGTACGCCGACACCCTGTCGCCAAAGCTGAACGGTGGTCGGACCGACGGTGTAGCCAAACCTCGCATACACACGCGAGACGAAAGACGAGCAGTCAGCCCATCCCGGCTCGTTCCGTTTTCTTTCGTAGCCTCTTCCGGCATAGCGCAGCTTTTTGCCGACAAAGGACTTCGCGTAGGCGACAAGCTCTTCACGGAGATTTTCCAGGCGGTTCGCCCGAGTTTCCTTCGGACCACTTTCCTTGTCATCGGCACCGGTATCAGCGGAAGCGGTAGTCCTGGGGTCATTGGCATTGGATTTTGGCTCATGACCTTGTGCGGTCAGCAGACCACCAATACCGTTACCCGGAGGAAGACCTTCCGCCCCTTGCGCTCGCAGTGTTCCACCAATACCGTTACCCGGAGGAAGACCGCTGCTATTTCCGCCAAAAAGTCGCCCGAAAAACGCCTCAGTCCAGTTCTTTACCTCTTTGATGAACGGAGCATTCACAAACTCATGGACGGCATCGGCAAAGGTCTCTGCGGCTGCCGCACCATCCTTGTAGGCGTCTATGTACGTGTCATGACCTGCAAGTTCGCTGGCACGGGCCTTTGCGGCAATCGCCTGCTCCTGCTGGTACGCGATCGGCTCGAACCCGTACTTCTCCTGAGCGATACGGCGGGCACGCTCGCCACGCTCACCGCTCAGGTTGGATTCGGCCATGATGGTGTCGAAGTCGCTTACGTTCTTCCCACGGAACTTGGCCTCGTTGTAGCGGCGAAGAGGTTCAAGCATCAGTTCAGCACCCTCTTCACCAACGAGCATCCGCAGGTTTTCCAAGCCGACGCCGCCCTCGCGGAAGTCGTCCTCAAAAACGTCCGGAGGAACTGATTCCCGGCCGCCGTAAATTCGCTTCAGGAAAGCGTCAAAGAAGCGCGCGTTGCCTCGATAAGAACCGTCAGGAGCGGTTGGATCGGGCAGACCCATGAGCATGAAGTTCAGACGTGTTGACGGTTTGAGCATCTGCCCGATCACGTTGACGCTCTGAGACCAGCTGACGCCAGGGTTAGCGAAACCGAGAGCGTCTGCGGCTCTCTGGATTGAGGAAATCCGGGACGGAGCGTTACGTCCAGAACCAGTCAGTCCTATGGTCGTAAGCTGACCTTGGATGGCGTCCTGAACACTCTGGACGCTCATCCGCGACAGCTCACCAACATTCATCCAACCGGATGGGTTGTCCGCGCCGAGGATGCCGTACCGCGTAGACAGCTGAGTAAGCCCGCCCAGTCCACGCTGACGTTCATACGCGGTGATGGCGTCCAGCATGAGCTGGTCAGGCATCAGCTGAACGCCACGCGAGATAGCTCCCTGCAGGATGTGACGTACACCCTCACCAGCAGCGGTAGCCAGAGTATTTCGAGTTGCCCAGCCCCTTGGCTGGATTCCAGAAAGCCCAGACATGAACTGGGCCCATCTAGGCGGCACGATCCCGTATGGCGTGTAGGACCAGCCTCGAGGCAGGCCGGGAACGTTCCCACCGTTGGGTCCGTACTGGACATGGCCCGTGGGAAGGATCGTGCGCCCTTGCTGCTGCTGTGCACCGAAGGCTACGGAGCCGCCGTTGGCACCGTAGGTGATGTGGCCGGTTGGCGTGCGGCCGACAGCTTGACGAGACTCCCCAGCCCCAGTGCGCGGGCCGCCACCGTTCGCGCCATAAGTGACGTGGCCGGTTGGCGTGGTCCCGTGCCCGGTACCGGGCTGGGCGGCAGCAGTGTTAGCCCAGCCACCGGACAGCCCCCGCAGCTGGTTCAGGGCCTTGGACAGCTTGTCCAGCTCTTTGGTGAGTTTGTCCAGCTGCTCAGAGAGCCGCCTGTTGGCTTGTGTCGTCTTTTCAGTTGCGC